TAATTTTAAGATATTTAGATATACCAAAAGAACGATTAACAGCTAAGTCGCGCTGCAAAAACAGACAGTGTACAAACCCATATCATTTCGAATATCACACGACAAGAAACTCCAAATTGACTTGCGGTGACACCAAACTTCTCCTAGCCTATCGGAGCCAAGGAACTGGTGTAAACCAGATAGCCGAGGCCCTTAACGTCCATCGTTCAACAATTTACAGAAAACTAAAAAATGAACGTCTTTCTTCTGGGTCTGCGAATCACAGCAGAAGCTGATGAGAATGAAGGAGTTTTAAACGTCCTTGCTGAATCACTACCAGCAAGCGACAAAAGAGTTCCTACAAAAGTCCAACTGCTTCAACAAAAAAATCATTATGTAGGCAAACTCCTTAAAGAACTTAAAGAAAACCAAACAGTATTAGCCGTTGGTCCCACCCGGCCAACCATCGATGGTGTTCTTCAAATGCAACCGATCCTGGTTGTGACAAACGAAAACTTTGACGATCTTCTGGCCGTCAATCTTTTTATGATCACCGGGGGACTCGGACCTAAAGCCGATGAAGTGGAGCTTAACGACACCACGGTGACAAACCGTTCGTTGGCTTGGCCAAACGAAAACGGCGAAACCTCGTGGGCAAAAGTTACCGCATGGGCTGAGCTTTCAAAACAACTCTCCGAACTTGCTCCTGGAACGCCAACAATTGCCGTTGGTAAAGTTTCAACAAGCGAGAAAGACGAGAAGCTGTATTTGAACTATAACGTTGATAAAATTATGTACCTTCCTAAGTCCTCTAAAACAACTCCTAAAAAAGCTGCTGATCCAGAAAAAGGAACAGTGGCTGCTGCTGCTCTCGGTTCTATTGATTTCTCCCTCTGACTCGGACTAACTAACCATGGTATTTATCGCTGGCAATTTTTCGGAAGACGAAATTCTTTGCAATCTTCCTCCGCACACTCTCCGTATTGATCTCCAAGCTCGTCGTTGGAAATCCGATGTTGATCCAGACTCAGCAATCGTAGATAAAAACGACAACGGTATTCCGATTGAATTTATCCTGATTGGTTTTACTCCTTATTTCGGTAACCTCGGAATGAGGAATCAAGAGGAGTTCATCCGTATCGCATACATCGGCGTATCTCCTAACCACAGGTTGCTTCCGCCTCGGTGTGTAACAACCTCGATGATCTCCGGCAAATCGAGTCAAAAAAACTTTATCTCTTATTTCCAAACCCTTTATAACAACCGCATTAACTGTGCGTCTGTTGTTACCTCTTCGAAGTTTGTGACCCGCTCGTTTAACGAGAAGGATCCAATGACCGGAGCTGACGGAGCCAAGATTAATTTCAACGCTCTTGAGTTTTCTGATCGTCCACCTGCTGACGATAAAGAGAAGGCTTTGATCGAAGATGTAAACACGTGGCTTAACGCAGATGGCGGAAACATGATCGCTGCTGCTCTTAAGTCCCACATCCCTGGGGCCACCTTAGTGGAACTACCGCTAGGTGCAGACCACACCGCGATTAAAGCGGCGTTTGCAGAGTCGCATCCCTCTAGTGGTGAGAGGCAACTCGCCTCAGCCAACGAAGAAAAAGCTCTGCCTCCGGCTGCCACTCCCAAGCAGGAACCAGCAGCTTCCAAAAAAGCTGTTGAGCTTACCGAGGAACAAGCAAAAGCTTTGGGAATCGATTTCTAACTCAGTAAGAGAGCATTAAACTGCGGGGTGCGAACCCCGCTTTTTTATGCACAAAAAAATCATTACACTGAGGCAACGTGTTGGAAATCTGTGGGTTGCTTTGTTTTATGAACGGATCGGAGAAAACCTTTGGCACGTGGGAATAAATATCAACAAATCCCGCCGAGCACAAGCTGACTGGTACAAAAAAAGAAAAAATAAGCGTGCTCGAAGAGCGAATCATATTCCCACGGGGCGGAGCCAGCGGGGTTTAGCTGCCCTTTATCGAATGTTTAAAAATACGCATACAAAGTTTCCAGCGGGCTCAGCGTTTGTATCTATACCGACGTCTAAAAAACGTGAAGCAATTTCCAAATATATAGAACGTTTAGGTTTCAGTTATTTTCTTCAGGATGGTGTACCTCTTTGGGTGCTAATAACTCCTCAAAGCTCGGAAGAATAATCTTGTTACTTGCGCACCACGCGGCTAACCGAGCAAACAAATGACTATGCAAAAGATATTGTTTATGAACACCTTCAAAAATTTGTAAAAGCTCTTCTTTGCTCAGTTTTTTTGCATCCATCATTACTCTCTGATGTAAAAATTCTTGTTCTTGTGTCTGCCATTGGAGGTTCAGCATAATCTAAGTCCTTTGTGTGACTGGTGTTAAGACCGTGAACTAAACGAGCCGAAAGCGGCTAAGCTGGACTGGTTTTAATATCATTGCAGATGTCTATGTTTTACAGCATTCCAAAGGGTGTAACCCACACCTTAATAAAACATTCGTATCTGCAGGGAAAAATATTTGTCCCATACGACCCATTAAATGTACTCTCAGATCAACTAAAGGGACACAATTATCAGGTAACGACAAACACAGATAAAGAAAATTTAACCAACCCTATTTGGTGGGTTGGTGAGCGAGACAAAGGTCACGACTGGGTAGTGGCGTCTACTTTAGGTTCAGAACCGGAGAATGACTACATCCTTGAGTACGGATTAGAGATAGCTAAATGTGGGATTGCCGTGTTGGATCGGCTGTCCTTCATCGAACCTGTAGCTAAGCGGAGAGACTTCTTACTAAAAAATAAGCTTTCAAATATGATCGTTTTGTCCCCACGGCCTAAATTTAGAGCCATCGGCTCCAGCCGAGATTCCGTAACTGCTTGTTGGTTTGTGTTCCAGAAGCCAGAACGATGGCATGATGGAACCCAAATAACATACGGAATCAATTGGGATCAAGTCGATCCTCTTCCCTCCCTCCCAGATTTATGACTTCACCCAATGTCCGACGACTCGAAGAGTTCCAAAAGCAGATCGTGGAACAGCTGGCAGCCACCAATGCCAAGCTTGATAAAATCGCTGCCTTACTCCTTTCTAACCAGCTCCTTGAAGAGTGCATCAGTCCAGACGGAGAAATCAGAACTGCGGAGGAATGCGCAGACATTGTTAGGGAGAGTTTTTGCGCAAGCCTTTGCCTCTCCCAAGAATTGAACAGCAATCAAAAAGACTTTCAATACCAAGTTTCCGAGTTCTACCTGGACTCCGATGAAGACGAAGAAGATGAAGACGACGAAGATGAGTATGAGGACGAAGAAGATGATGACGATGATGACGGCGGTACAGTAAATTACTCGATGTCTTTTTAAGTTATTCTTAAAAAAGTAATGTAATATGCGGGTAAATGACACAACTCCAGTGTCCCAAACCCGCTTAAGTATTGACGGCAAACGTTATTACAACTGCAACGGTGTTCCTAAACCGTTGCCTTCTGTGACTACTATTCTGTCGTCCACACAGACTGAAGAAACGCGTAAAAAACTTGCTGCCTGGAATCTCTCAAACCCTGGTGCGTTAGAAAAAGCAGCAAGCAGGGGAACATGGATCCACTCGGCGACAGAGAATTACATTCGTGGTTTGCGCGTCGAACCACCTTCAGAATATTTACCGTATTGGAAAGACGTACCTGAAGCTCTCGATGACCTCCTTAAGAACGGTAAGGTTCTGTGGAGCGAGTCGCCGTTCAACCAACCGCAGTGGCACAAGTATGTAGGTGACGATGGTGTGGGTCGCCTGCACTACTACGACGATAAAACAGAACAAGGTTACGCAGGGTGTCCAGACTTAATTTATAAAGACGAAAACAACGAAGTAGTTTTAGCAGACTTTAAAACAAGCACATCACCTTATTCTTTAAAGTTTCCCAAAGCTAATTCGGGAATCCCAGACAACGTACGAAAAGCTCTGATCTCTGGTGTCTTTAAAGCAAAGAAAACAATGCTGCAGATGGCGGCATATTCTTTAGCAGCAGAGAAATGTCTTGGCGTTCATGTGGACAAAACGAGAATTATTGTGTCCACACCGCTGCCTGATTACAGCGTACAGGTGTTTTCTTTCAGCCGAAAAGAGCTCGAAAAACACATGGAAATGTGGTTGCAAGTTCTCCGACAATTTTACGAAAACGCCTGAAGAACTTACAAAAAGCAAGCCAGAATTTAAGTTTTTCCTAGGCTGCGCCTGGGTTCCGCCCGTGCCAGAATGGCCAGACGACAGTGAGCCATGAACTTTTTCTTTAGTCACAACGAAGAGGTAAAAAAATATATTGATCCTCGTGTAGGTAAATTAAAAACCGGTGGTAATTACGCGGCGTTTAATGATAACTGGGAAGCTTGGGAAGGTACTATTTACGATGTCGAAGATTTCGTATCTCTTGGAGAAGGTTTATGTGCGTGGCATTTAGTAAAGGGTAAACGAACAAAAAATGAAACAGGGTGTATACAAGCTGGTTTAATTATTATCGATGTAGATAATCAAGCAGATGGCAAAGAT